ATGGATACATCAGGTTTCGATATTCAGTTTGATAATCATATTCCTGAAAATGGTTACCGTATTGAAGGTTATTTATGTAATGCGAACAATGCAAAAGAATGTCAGGCAATAATGGTACGTTCTGAACCATTTCATCAAATTGATTATTCTGCAATAGGAAATTACTGGACATTAGGTTTTGGCTCTGTCCTGCTGCTCTGGCTTTTTTCTGTAGGTGTGGGACAGGTAATAAAGATGGTTCGTACTGCTTGAATGCGAACCTTTAAAATGTAATGGAGATAGAGTTATGTTTAAAAAAATCGTTAGTTTTCTGGCTGTACCTGCATTAATGGCTGTTTCTGGCGCGACTTTCGCTGCAGAAGGAGCGGCATCAAGTGGTGTTGATTTATCGCCGCTGACGAACAGCATTGATTTCAGTACAGTTCTGGTTGCGATTATGGCCGTTGCTGCTTCACTGGTAACACTTTATGCCGGTGTCGCTGGCGTTCGCTGGGTATTGCGTACCGTTAAATCCGCATAAATTCATTATTCATGGGCGATGCAATATCGCCCGTTTTACTTGAGGTTATTATGGAGATTGAATTATGGAAATTGGGTTCCCTTTTATGGGGGATCGTCTCAGCTTATGTCGTTATTCTTGGGCTAAGAGGCTGACGGTTTATTCCTTTATTTTTTCCTTTCTCTGGGTTTCCTTTCCCCGATATTCATATTCATTTGTACCAGCAATTGCAGCAGTGGCTGCGCGGGCTGTTATTCCTAAAGTCGTTGGCCGGGTGCTTGTTCGTCGCTTTGCTGCCAATGATGCGATTTATACGGCATCACAGCTTACAGCAACCCGTGTTTTTGTTGGCCGCGCTGCGGCTAATGCTGCCGAATACTTGCCTGCTGCCTCATCATACAAAATGAGCGGTGTTGCAACGTGGGCGGGTATTGCTGCTGCTGTATCATCTTTTGTTCCGTCTTCTTTGAGTTCATCTGACGGCTCGGTAATGGTAATGACTAACGGTAAAAAGATTTCCGATAATTTATATGAAGTAACGTACAGTGGTCAAAGTGGTGAAAGTAAGACGATAACCGTTAATTTTGAACCACAGGAATTAAGTCCGGTAATCCTTCATGTTAGTCGTAATAATGTGGATGCGGGTTCTCCAGTTGTAGGTGTTGAAACAGGATATTCCACGCCAGATAATGCGCTTTATTATTATCAGGATTCGAAAGAGCTAATTTATTACTATGGTGATAATCCAACTGAAATTGCCAGAAATTATCTTAATGACTATAACTCGCGTACTTATACTGAAACACTAACGAATTTTGAACGCACTGTGACGAATAAAGTTGTCAACAGTAATGGAGATGTATCCTTTACTGAACAGAATTATAAGTTTACTTATCCTTCCTCATTTTATGAAATACCTGAGATTACACACTTGTATAGCAACCCGGCCGCATCTTCATTTCCCGCAGGTATTCCCATGTATGAAAATGTAGCAGGGCTTCCCATGTATTACAGCGTTGCTTATTTAACAGCAGGAAAGCAATATCAGTATCACAACACGCCTTGTAAAACGACTAATCAGTCAAATGGTGGATATTCGACGATTTGCGCCGTTCCTGAAAAAGAGGATTACACCGCAAAAGATATTGATGAAAAGAGTGAGCTTACTATCTGGACCAATACCAAATATAAAGCCATGACGGAAGTACTGGAGGCCGGAAATATTGAGTCCATGATTGATTATCTGGAGTATCTTGATAGTGTTAGTGTATCGCCAGCACTTCTTGCCGACATGATTAACGAGCTGTGGTCTGAAGCTGCCGTTAATGCCGATTATAACGGCTTACCGTTTAAAGAGGTTTCACCGGCTGAAGTAACTTCTGCGATGTCGGAACTTAGGCTATCTCCAACGTTATTAGATATGCTTTCACCTGTATCTGACAGTGCAGGGGCTGACGTCAATATTGATATTACCATTAATAACAACTCAGGATCTGACACTGGAAATAATGGCAATATAGATTTGGGAGAAGATCCCGGTGTAAAAGAGCCTGAGCTTGAAGAAACGCCAACGGCAAGAGATATTTTAACGCCAATTATTAACTTGTTGCCTTTTACAAACGAATTTAACATCGGCTCTCGTTCAGCATCCTGCCCCGTTGTTGAATTCAGCGTGTTTAATCACCAGTACAGAATTGACTCCCATTGTCCGTTAATTGAGCAGAACAGAAGCGCCGTAGAAACCATATTTCTGATTATATGGGGATTTGTTGCGCTCCGTATTATTCTGAGTGCCTAAAGGAGTGCAACTATGTTTGGGATTCTGATTAGTGCATTAAATACTTTGTTAGGTTTTGTATTCCGGTCATTGATTATTAAATTCTTCGTATTCTTTGCGCTGTATTTTGTAGTCCAGGGCTTCGTTGAAATCCTTGTTGAGTTACTGCCAGATTCAAGCAATCTCTCATCGCTGTTTGCCAATTTATCAGACGGATTCTGGTACTTCATTAACCTGAGTAAATTACCACAGGGGATTAGTATGATTATCTCCTCAATGGCTACTCGTTTTATTATTCGACGTATTCCTGTTATAGGGTGAGTTATGGCTATTTCTGCATATATTGGCATACCCGGCTCAGGAAAAAGTTATGAAGCCGTTTGCAATGTCATTATTCCTGCATTTACCAGCGGCCGGAGAGTTGTGACGAACATTTATGGTTTACAAAAAGATAAAATCACCGAACGTTATCCTGATGCAACGGGAGAAATTATTGTTGTGGATAATGATGATGTACTTAAAGCAGATTTCTTTCCTTTTAAAGGTGGGGAAGGGAGCTTTTGCCAGTTTGGTGATTTAATTGTTATTGATGAAGCATGGCGAATCTTCGGTAGCGATAAGGATATGACGGCTGAGAAGAAATCATTTATTGCTGAACATCGTCATTTTACGCACCCTGAAACGGGTATTAGCTGTGATTTGGTTATTGTAAATCAGTCACTTTCTAATATTGCTCGCTTTCTGAAAGACAAAATAGAAACAACTTACCGGATGCGCAAGCTGAAAGCGTTGGGCCTGAATAATCATTACTGCATTGACGTATATTCAGGCCACAAAATCTATAAAAGCAACCTCGTCACCAGTTATCGCAATAAATATAACCCTGATATTTTTGAACTTTATAAAAGCTATGAAGGAAATAACGGTAATGAAAAGCAGACAGATAAACGCCAGAGCATCTGGAATTCTGGCAAAGTCAGGTTCTTTCTTGTGCTTTTTCCATTGATGTTTATCGGGTCAGGCTGGCTGATTTACTCATTTTTCAGCACGTTTGGCCGAAGCGATCCCTCGCCAGATTTGGCTACAACAGATGTACGTGATGCGGCCATGTTTCGTTCTTCCGCTGCTACTCCTGCACCAGATACTCCCTCAGAACCAGCTGAACCGTCACTTTCAACCGAGTGGCGTATATCAGGGAGAATGACCAGTGAAGGCAGGGCGTTTGTGATTCTTGTTAACGGTGCCGGTGTTTTGCGTGCCGTTCCTGCATCCAGTTTTAATTATAAAGGGATGTTGATGAGCGGAATTATTGATGGTGAGCGTGTGACGCTTTATACGGGGAAAAAATAATGAAAAAGATTTTACTCGCATTAACGCTACTATTTTCTTCATGTGCTTTCGCAGGGTCAGAGCTTGAATTAAATAAAGTCAAGCTACCGGAGGCTATTTCTCTTATTTATAGTGAGGTGCTTAAAGTCCCGTATATGCTAGATCCACAGCTTGTTAATGATGAACGAATGATTACATTCAGGTTAACACCTGATATTGATGAACGGGAATTTGTAACCCGTTATCTTGGCAATATGAACATTCGAATATGGACGAAAAAGGGTGTTGATTTTATCGCGCCCTATACGCCGAAAGAGCCGGTTAAGCCACGTTATACATGGACTTATACGCCTCAGTACCGTTCTGTTGCCTACCTGTCTGATATTCTTGGCGGCTACGTTTCAGGCTCCTTCAATAACAGTGGAGCCGTGATTTCTGACGATTCGCTAAAAGGTTCATCAGGGGCAAGCAACTACATCAATCGAACCGGTGATATTCTGGTTTATTATGGTACGAAAGAGGACATCGCCATCCTGAAAACACTGGTCACTTCGCTGGATACGATGAGTGATGAAGTGGTTGTTTCTGGTTATGTTTTTGAGGTTCAGACCTCGCAGTCTGACGGCTCCGGTATTCTTTTAGCGGCTAAAATCTTGTCTGATAAATTCAATATTTCAGTAGGTGCTGCCGGACTGGATAATTTTATCAATATTCGAACCGGCTCCATTGATGCCATTTTCAATCTGCTGAAAACCGACAGTCGTTTTACTGTTGTCAGTGCGCCACGACTACGGGTAAAAAATAATGCCTCAGCGTCTTTTTCAGTCGGCTCTGATGTGCCAGTACTGGGCAGTGTTACGGTGAATAACAATACGACCACGCAATCCGTTGAATATCGTTCCAGCGGTGTTTTATTTAACGTGACGCCATCAATCAAAAGTCGGACAATGGATCTCAAGATTCAGCAGCAGCTTTCCAACTTTGTGACCACTGAAACCGGCGTCAATAACTCGCCAACCCTTATCAAGCGTGATGTAACAACCGAAGTCAGCCTTGCAGATGGTGATATTATTTTGCTTGGTGGCCTTGCTGAACAGAAAGACAGTAAGGCCAGTTCCGGCTGGAGCGTCTTCGGTTCCCGTACCAGTGAAAGCAACAAGACTGATATTATGGTGATGCTTCAGGTCAGAAAGGTTGACCGGAGCAGGGCGACGCCCCGCAGCGCCGCGAGGAGCGGTGAACTGTTCCGGGACAACCTGAACTGATTGTATGGATTTTTATTATGGCGTTAACTTTAATGGGGTATGAACAGTACGACATCTTCTAGGTATTCAGTTACTTAGAGGATTTATTATGTCTGTAAAAAATAAGGCGCGTGACCGACTTCCCAGTGGCCGCCTTAAGTCTTATCGTCGTGTAGGTTCACATTTTGCCAGTTGTGCCAGATGGTTTGATAAATCGCCGTCCTGGTATCGCAATATGATGATGACCCGGCCAGAGCGCCGTGAAGTCAGAAAGCTTCTCAATCAGGTTGTACGTGGTCGTGACGCTGACGGCATCGCATTTCCGGTCAGCAACAAGCCGTTTGCATGGTGGTGGTGAACATTTTTAGCCGCTAAAACTCCATGCTGACGGAATTATCGTAAACGCCGGGCAGTAACAAAACTTGTTTTTGTTGCTGTCTGGCGTTGGCCAAGCCGCAACAGTACTCTATTTTTCTTTGGAGTTAATTGCGGCGCGGCTAGGGAAGTATCAGACTTTAATCTTAACTACTTTTTCAGTGCCAGTCATAAAACTAACCAGCTTCTTGCGACCATCGGGATACTCTTTAATGACACATCCTTCTGGCGTATTTTTTTCAGCGTAATAAATAGGGACGCCACGAAGAAGACAGGCTCGGGCTGCTTCACCGACATCATGTTCTAGTTGCTGCTCAAAAACAGTCAAGAACTGTGTTTCCTCTGATATCGTCATTTCAGCTAGATATGATAAGTCCATAAATGCTCATGCCTTCTGTAATTCATTGCTTAGTAACGATGATGAACAGGCCTGATTGGTGAGGTCATGAGGTTAGGCTTGTTCACTTACTGTTGACAGACATTCGATTCTGATTCGTTTGGAGAAACGGATGATTTTGAATCATTGCCGATAGTAACCAGTCGACGCCCAGTGTCAACGATTCCAACCAGTTTCTGCCATCCTTACCATTGGTGCGCATAATGTATATTATGTTAAATTTAGTCCGTCGGTCATTTAGTTCATAACCGGCCACAGGATACGATTAATCATACACTTACCTACCCCTCTATCTTCTTCTTGCAGGACGTTATGTTTGTCGGTTACTTTGTTCATATCCACACCATTGATAAGGTTAAGTGCCGCGTGTTCATACTTACACAACTCAATATCAACCAACGGCAGCGTTTATGGGCACTGATGGATACTCACACGCGCCAGCCGCTTTTATATCCGTTAATATATCTTATCGACCATCTTGCTTTGCGTTCATCAGCCACGCAATCCGCTTCACTTCAAGCGCTCAAGTTTTTCTATGAATTCTGGCACCAGAAACATGGTGTGACTTTTTGCTTCAGTTTCTATTCCTCGAACCACAATCCATTGATTGCCATTGATGAACTTACAGCCTTTTTTCATTATCTGGAAAATACGCATTTATATGTACCAGCGTTAACCATAAGGTCTACTACGCAGACCACGCCTCAACGTTGTACAAATATCAGGCATGTACATTCGGTTATTCGTTTTATCAGATATTTGATTAACACGTATATCTCGCCGAGATATATAGATGGCACGCCTAAAGAGCTTACACGACTTGCCACGCAGTTAACGGGACGTTTATCGATACATAAGGCAGAATTCCGTACTCTTACCCATTCTCGTCAGATGAACAATGGCACGACCCATAAACGCTTTCGAAGTCTGACTGCTGAGATGGTCATGGCTTTTTACCAAATCATTACACCCGGTTCAATTTCAAAGAAAAACCCACTCAATCCCTTCCCCGCTGGTGAAATCCAGCTACGTAATTTTCTGATTTGCAGATTGCTTTTAAATTACGGATTGCGTGTCAGTGAATTACTGCTTTTGGAGTGTCATTCGATCAAACCAAATCTCCGAGGGGATCAGTTCAGCCTGATTGTGACCACAGTAGATGACGACGTTTCGGATCAACGAAAAAGATTGCCTTCATTAAAAAATGTTTATGCAAACCGGGTGCTGGCATTAGATAAACTGGACTTTCATTTTCTAAATATATATATCCATAAAATCCGCCCTCAAGCCTCCCATAGTTTTCTGTTCACTTCCACCCAAAGACTACATCCGCCACTGTCATACCATGCAGTCTATGATATCTTTACCCGTATTGATGACATTATGAGTGTGCAGTATCCTGAATATAAAAAAGATGAATATTATGATGCCATTGAAAGCATCTCGCCTCATATAACGCGGCATACTTGGGCTTATTTAACACTTCAACGTATTTATCGTGATAAACTTCAAAAAATTAAGGCCAACTCACACTTGGCAGCCATAGACTTTTCTATCGTTGGATTGATGGATGAAGCCAAGGATGAATTACGGCTACTTGGCGGTTGGAGTCACAATAGCCATATGCCTGATCTTTACGCTAAAAGATTTCTATCTCAGCAGGCTAATACGGCCAATCTTCAGCGAATTGTGATTGATAACGAAGCCCTGAAATCAACCTTTTCCCATGTATGCGATGAATGGAGTGCATATGAGTCGAATCAATAA